GCCCCAGGGCGTCGCTGTGGGCCTTTCGCTTTGCCTGCCGCCTTGTCTGGCGGCGTCTGTAACGCGCCTCGCGGCGCTGTTCGCTTGTCATAGAAAAGTATTCGCCCTCCGTACAGTTGTGGTGTTGGTGTGCGTCTAAACTGCTTCGATCCAGCGCATGAAACGGGGTTAGCACAATACCCCCGCCATGCAAGCAGCGTCCGCGCGGGATCATCAGCGGGCAGTTTCAGGCTTTCGCCAGGGAAGTATCTTTCCTTTTACATGGGTCCGGTTCACGTTCGTTACTGCATTTGACCCAGTTATGCAAAATCAGGGGGCCAGCGCCCAGGAATTGTTGGCGTTGTTATTGTTGGCGCTGCCGTCGGTGTTGACAAGGCAGAAATTGTTGTTGTTGCCCGAATTGACGGAACGGCACCACGCATTGGCCGCCGTCAGAGGGAAAAGCCGCCCTGCCTCCCGGCGCGTTTTCAAAGATACACCCATAAAAATGACTTACTTCCGCTTCCTGTCGCTCTCCAGGATATTCCGCAGCAGGGTGTCCTCCCGGTCTATCAGTTCGCCCAGGCTCTGCGCCATGCGGTCCAGCTTGTCCATGGCCTCCTTGGGTGGAACCGTCTTTCCGCTGGGCGCCGTAAAGCACCCTTGCGGGTTCTGGTACATAACCAGATAGGCGTGTGTCAGGCGCACGTCCAGCGCAGAGAGGGAGGCCAGCGCCTCCAGCAAATGCGCCTTGCGCTGGGCTTTGCGCTGTTCGTCCGACGGGTATATTTTGTTGGCCTTTTCGGTGTGGTCCATGACCTCACCGGCCAGCTGCGCGGTGCCCTCTGCAATCAGCCGGGAATAACGGGCGGAAAGCCGCGTTAAAAAGCCCACCGTTTCCACATAAATCTGGTTTGCGGTGTTCACATACTCCGCTTTGCTCACGGTCCGCTTTTCTTTCAGAACTGACATTCTTTCACCTCACGGGTTTTCTTTCTCTGTCCGGGTTTCCCGCCCACTTCCGTGGGCGGGATTTTGCCGGATATGCTGCGGCGATTAGACAAAAAAGCAGGGGGCCAGCGCCCAGGAACCGCTGGCGTAGTAACTGCTGGCGCTGCCGCCGGTGTAGACAAGGCAGAAAATGTTGCCGCTGCCCGAACCGACGGAACGGCACCACGCAAGGGCCGCCGTGCCGGTGGCGTTGTGCTTATAATGCACCTTGCTGTTTCCGGCCTTGTAATAGTCATACTGGGCCTGGTAATTCTTCTCCGCGCTGTTGGCGTAGGTTCTGGCCCCGTGGTATTCAAACTCCGAAAGCAGCGGCAGCAGATCCGTGGTGCTGGTGACATAGCTGGCGGTGTCACTTCCGCCGCCGGTGTTGTCGCTGTACTTGGTGGCCGGCTTCATAACCGCCCGGAGATCCGCCGGCAGGGCTGCCAGCAGGGTGTTGGCCGTTGGGCTGGTGGCGCTGGCGCTGTTGCTGCCCAGCACGGTCTTTCTCATGTGGCTGTTATTCCACCCGCCGCTGTTCGTGTATGACGTGTTCATGGTAAAGGCGCCGGTTGTGCTGATACTGTTTCCGTAATTGCCGTCTACCAGGCCCACCAGGGTGCCGTTGATCTTGCCGATCTGGAAATGGATCCGGTTGCTGCCCTCACGGCTGGCGTTGTGGTTGAAACCCAGGATAAACACGGAAATGGCCAGATTGGAGAACGTCGTGGCGCCCACCTTGCCGTTGATCGTGATCCCCTTGGCGTCGCCCACGCTCCAGTAATTGGACCCCTTTCCGGCGTCGGACACGGCGCGGATCGTTGCCCAGCTGTTGGAGGCCAGCGTGTTGGAAATGCTGGTGACCGTCACCGGGGTGGTGGTCGTCTTGGTCACGCCGCCCTCGGAATAGCTGACAGTGACCGCCGTGGTGTTGGCTGCCATGGTGGTGGGGCTGCAGGTGTAGCCGGTGACGGTCTTTTTGCTGCCGTCCGCCATGGTAGCGGTGACCACCATTCCCGCGCTGTTGAACGTTTCGCCGGTGAAATAGGAGGTTTTCGTGGGTGCATGGGTCACCGCGATACTGGAAAGGTAGTTGCTCACGGTAATGGCCTGGGTGCAGGTCTTACTCACGCCGCCCTCTGCGTAGGTAATCGTGATCGTGGTATTGGACAGTCCCAGGGCGCCGGTGGGCGAATAGGTCCAGCCGCTCACCACGCGGGTGGCGTTGTCCGAATATTTGGCGGTAATCACCATTCCGGCGCTGCTGAACTTCTCCCCGTACTTGTAGGCGGTTTTCGCGGGTGCCGTCGTCACGGAAATGCTGGACAAGGTGCGGATCGTGATCGCCTGGGTGCAGGTCTTTGTGACGCCGTTTTCCGTGTAGGAGATCGTCACCGCCGTGTCCGTTTTGGAAAGGGCGCCGCTGGGGGTGTACGTCCAGCCCGTCACGGTCTTTTTGGTGCCGTTGGACATGGTGGCCTCAATCACCATTCCGGTGGCGTCGAAACTCTCACCGATGTAATACGCGGTTTTGTTGGGTGCGGTTTTCACGGAAATGCTGGACATTTCCAGGACCGTGACCGCCTGGGTAGTCGTGACCGTCACGCCCGCCCGCTGGTATTTGATCGTCACCGCCGTGGTGCTGGCTGCCATAACGGTGGGGCTGAACGTGCAGCCGTCGGTTACGTCCTCCGTGTTGCCGTCGGCATAGGTGGCGGTGACCACCAGGCCGGTGGGGTCGAATGTTTCCCCCACGTTGTAGGTGGTTTTCGTGGGTGCGTGGGTAACTGCCACGCTGGAGGTAATCACCAGATCCACGTTGTACTGCATGGCGCCGGTGACCTCCACCACGGCGCTGGCCGTGTGGCCGTTCAGGGTGGCGGTTACCTCCCAGGTGCCGGTGTTCTCCGGCAGGGAGAACTTGGTGGAACCCACGCCGTTCAGGGTGGTTTCTCCGTCCGTGCAAACCACCGCCGCGCCGGCGCAGGTCGTCACGTTGATACTGGCAGACTGGACGCCCAGGGCCTCCTTTAGCTTTTTCAGCGTGACCTTACGGTTTTGCCCGTCAGCACCGGAGAAAAACGGAACCGTGTCCGTCAGGGCCATGGCGTTGCTTTCCGTCAGCACTTGGGTGGGCTGCTGGTAGTCCACGCCCGGCGTGGCCTTGGTCACGGTGGGGTTTCCCTTTGCGTCCTGGTCGCCTTTCAAAATGCCCTTGGCGGTGATCGTGTCCTGTTTCTTTTCCAGTTCTTTGTTGATCTTCTCAAACAGGGCATTATGGGCGTTCGCGTCCTTGTCGTGCGCCTCCAGGTCCGCCTCCGACACCATCACCTGCGAACTGGACAGGGTGCAGGACACCGTGGAGGCGTCGCCCACGATAATGGGCACAGTAATGTTTTTTTCCACCGTTTCCACCGACGCCACGGGGATAAAGTCCGCCGTGTCATAGGCGTTTTGGTAGCAGTAAAGAATGTCGTGGCTGCGGTCATTGGGGTAATCGGGATCCGCCGCAAACACGCCGATCTCGCGCCAGTAAAAACCCTCCTCCAGTTCTGCGTTGGAGAAATGGCCGGACACGTCGGCGTACTGCTCCGCGTTGTTTTTCACCGCGGCGTCAATAGTCACCACGGCGCTGACAAGGGCCGTCATAGCGGAGATCGGGCCGCTGATTGTGCCGTTGCCCAGCTGAATGGTTGTGAATTTGATCCCCTCACCGGCCATATTCCTGTAATACAGGTTTTTGCCGGCGTCTGTCAGTTTCGGGGCCTGAAACATGGCTGATAACCTCCTGTTACATAGTCGCCCTTTGCAGGGTGATAAAATCGCCCGTGTGGATCCAATGGCCCACGAATACCTCCGCCGGAGGTGTGGACAGATCCAGCACGATTTCGTCCAGCCAGGCGGAAAGGCGCTTGACGGTGCCCAGCACCCGCTTGAACTCCTCCACGTCGTCCGACGTAATGGCCGGGTTCGTGGTGTATGCCTTGAAGTGATAGGGTTTCCCGCCGTATTCCCACCACTCGCTGATATGACCGGCCTGGAAAATGGTTTCAATAATCCGGTTCACCGCTGCCGGGGTGCCCATCTGCGCGTAAAACAGCAGGCTTTCCGCGATCAGGGTTCGCTTGACCTTAATGGAAAAGTTTTCGTCATAGGACGGGGTACGCAGTTCCACGGCCAGCAGATCCAGCACCTTTTCCGGCACAGCATAGATCGCCGCATAGGTGCGGGCGCCGTCGGCATAGGCCAGCAGCTTCTCCACCTGCCTGCCCACGGCGTAGGCAAGCGCCTGGATCTCCGGTTGCTCTGCCAGGTTCTCCGGCATAATGTCCGTGAAGCGGCTGCCGGAAAGTTTAATCATCTTCCAGCCCTCCA